GAAAAATGTGCTGTGGTCGTACACCACTTGAAACTTTACTTGATGGAAAACGGATTTGGGCTGAGAAAAATTTAGCTCAAATTTAACCTGACAGGCACAATAAAAAATGGGTAACTGTCAGATCAGGTTTGAGCTAGTACATTTAATATCGTATTTCGGTGATAATGATGTTGGTCAAAATCTTTTGTTAGCATACTCTAAAGATGGTATTAATTTTAAAGAGTTTTTAAAGTTTGTGCCTGATAATCTTCATACAATTAGAGACCCATCGATAATTCATCATAAAAATGGCTGGTGGTATGTAGTGCATACAAACACACCTTACGGTCAATCAATTAGCTCTGAAAAGTTCAATATTATTAAGTCACGAGACTTAATACATTGGTATAACGTTGCTCGAATCGGTTTCGATAACGTTAAAAACTGGGCGCCCGAATTTTTTGTCGACAGCGACGGCAGTGTACATATAATCGGTTCGATAAATATGTCATCTGGAGCTGAAAAATTTCAACCTTACATTTTTTCAGCGTTAGATGATGACCTGTCAAGCTGGTCTGATGGTGTTAAGATTCAAGGGGCTTTTAATAGTGCAACTACATCAACTTCTGATTCATGGATTGACGGCTTCATGTTCAAAATCGGCTCAAAATATCATTTTATTATTAAAGATGAAGCTGTCGGACACCGCTGGTTATCAATTTTCACATCATCAAGCTTGAAGACAGGTTTTGATACAATATTGAAAGACGGTAGTGCGTCATGGGGAAGTGTTTCGCAAAAAGTTGAGGCACCTTGTGTTATGGCGCTAGAAAACGGCAATTACCGAATCTATGCCGATGGTCTGCCACAATACCAAGGCGGGCTGGGCCAATTTCTGATGTATCAAGATTTTGATAGTTCTTTTAATCCAATTTCAAGCGATATAACGAAAATCACATCTGACAGCCCAATGCGCCATGGAACAGTTTTAAGAGTGAAAGGTATACAGAAATATCTATCACAGTCTGAATTTGTCGCTGAAAATGTTTCAGATAGTGCAGTTCCAACAAATATTGAATCTGTGCTAGAGGAAATGCGAGAAATGAAAAAATCTTTAATTAAAGCTGGCTTGATGAAATTATCTTAATCACACAACAAACAACCCGAAGCCGAAGCTGTTGTCTGAAACGAAGATGATGTAAAAGGCCGCATTGAGCGGCTTTTTTTATGTCTAAATTTTGGTAAATCTATGCAAAAAAACCAACTTGCAGTACAAGAAGCACTCACATGGCTCGGCACACCGTACCATCACCAAGGTCGTGTCAAAGGTGTAGGTGTTGATTGCGGAACTTTGATCTGTGAAGTCTATGAAAAAGTTGGTCTCATGGATCACTTAGATCCGCGTCCATATCCTCCAGATTGGCACATGCATCAGCTTGGCCAGCGATATTTAGAGCATGTTTTATCAGTATGCTATGAAGTCGATGAACCACAGCCTGGTGACATTGTTCTTTATCATTTTGGCAAGTGCATCAGTCATGGTGCAATTGTCGTCGAATGGCCAACGATTATTCACTCCTATATACATCAAGGAGTAATACTCCAGGATGGCACAAAAGGAAGTCTAGCTCGCAGAATTGCGGGCTTTTTTCGTATGAAGAGGCTAAAAGAATAGTATGGGTGGAGTATTTGGAAGTACGACGATCAGTACGTCTGATAAGCGCATCAATTCGATGCGCATTCAGCAATCTGCATACGGTCTGACACAGCCATTGGTGTATGGCAAAAATCGCGTTGCAGCCAATATGTTTTGGTATGGTGATTTTAAATCTACTGCCCATACAACGACCACTAAATCTGGTGGTAAAGGTGGTAAAACTAAGACCAAAAACACCACATATACCTATTCAGCATCTTTGATGCTTGGTCTATGTGAAAACAAAATCAAAGACATCGGCATTATCTGGCGTGATAAAGAACAGATCGTCACAGGTAATATGCCGATTATTATTGGTTATAAACGACAAGGATTTAATTCATTAAAACCGATTATTGAATATCGAATTCAGACACCAATCGAGCAATTAGGCTTTGAATTGTTTGATGGCGACCATAATCCTGTTTGGGGTTATTTAGCATCAAAACATCCAGATGAAGCGGTGCATTATCCATTCCTTGGGTATGTGGCGTGTGCTAATTATGATTTGGGTGGTAGTGCAGCATTATCGAATCATAATTTTGAAGTGATCAGCGATATTACCTTTTCAGAAACGATTCATGATGCGAATCCAGCTGACGTGATTGAAGATTTCATCACCAATCCACGTTATGGCGCAGCACCAAGTCTAAACATGGCTGATTTATCCGAATTTCGAACCTATTGTGCAGCCACGAATTTGTTGATCAGTCCTGCATTGACTGAACAGCGTGAAGCATTTGAAATCATCAGTGAAATTGTGGAAGCTGTGAATTGTGCCGTGGTCCCAAGTCCAGACGGTTTGAAAATCCGTTCATACGGTGACAGTGCAGTGACAGGAAATAGTGTGACATTTACGCCAAATCTTGAGCCAGTTTATCACTTGACTGATGACGATTTCTTGGGTGAAGACCAGCCAATTCGCGTGCGTCGTAGCCGTGACACAGATGCATACAATCATTGCCAAATTGAATACGCGAATCGCTTCAACCAGTACAACACAGAAACGGTTGAAGCCAAGGACCAAGCAAATATTGAAATGTTCGGTCTGCGTACACAAGATCCAGTCAAATTTGACTTTTTCTGTGAACCGAAAATTGCCCGTCATGCGGTGCAATTGCTATTACAGCGACGACTCTATGTGCGAAATGAGTATGAGTTTGAATTAGGCTGGAAGTACTGCCGACTTGAGCCGATGGATATTGTGACGATTACGGATGAATCCTTAGGTTTGAATCAGTTTCCAGTACGAATCACACGAGTTGAAGAAGATGAGGAAGGTGTGCTTTCAATTACAGCTGAAGAGTTAGCAGTCGGATCTCGTTCAGCAGTGGAGTATGACCTGCAATCCTCGAATGGGTATCAAGGTGGCAATGAAGAACCAGGTAATGTCAATGCACCGGCAATTTTTGAGCCTCCTTTAGAATTGACGGATGGTAAAAATCAGATTTGGGTGGCTGCATCAGGTGGTATTAATTGGGGTGGCTGTAACGTCTGGGCGAGTATAGATAACACGACTTATGAAATGATCGGGACAATCTATGGCTCAGCGCGTTACGGTACCTTAGTTTCGGCAATTGATGCAGATGACACATCGATGCAAGTCCAGTTGAATACATCATCTCAAATCTTTGGTGGTACGCTTGAAGATGCTGAAGTTGATGCAACCTTGTGTAAAGTCGGTGATGAATATATCAACTATATTGATGCAACCTTGGATGGATCAGGGCGTTATACATTAAGTGATATGCTTCGTGGTCGTTTTGATGATGCAAGCTCACACAATGCAGGTGAATCATTTGTGCGGATTGACCGTGCAATTTTTGAATATGACTTCAACTCAAATATGATCGGCAAACAGATTTATCTGAAGTTTACAAGCTTCAATGGTCTTGAGCAAAAAGAAGAAACTTTGGATGAGGTGACGGCATACAGTTACACCATAAACGGTGGTCGTCCTGCAGGTGTCAAAGGTTTATCGCTGCAGTCTGCATTTGAAGGGACGAGTTTTAAAGTTCAATGGCAAAGTGCAGCTGGTGCGACAGGTTATATTGTTCAGATTTGGTCGAATGGTGTATTGCTTCGAACTGTTGATACAACGAATACCGATTATTCATACAGCATGGATGAAGCAAAAATCGACGGTATTCAACGTGCTTATACAGTACGTGTTGCAAGTAAAAACGGTTCGATTATCAGCACTTTTGCAGAGCTGAATATCAGTAATCCAGTGCCACTACAATTGTTGAACGTGTACACATCGGCAACTGCAGATTCGATCACAGTGACCTGGATTCCAAGTGAAGTGCCTGATCTGAAAGATTACCAGGTGTGGATTAGTACCAATGCGAACTTTGATCCTGATACAACGGCAGCACGTTGGACAGGTACCGAAAATGCTTGCACCATTACAGGCTTGCAATCAACGACCACATATTATGTGCGTGTTGCTGCGCGAGACGTGTGGAAGCCAACCTCGTGGAACTATTCAACACGAATCACACAGGCAACTGCTGATAGTTAAAGTTTTCAACCATAAAGCACCTTCGGGTGCTTTTTTAATGTCAAAAAATTAGGAGTGGTCTATGAATGACCCGTTAAGCATCAAGGGCCTACCATGGCTTTTTAAAATTATCGCTGCAGTGGTTGGGGCAATCTTTGCTCTGACGTTATCGGGGGATATCGACACTGAGGGACGAATTAAAATCACGATGGGTGTGATTATGAAGTTCACGTTTAGTGTGGCGATTAGTCTGTATGGTGGTTCAGCATTTATTGAATATTATGGTTGGCATGTCTATTCACATATGACGCAAGGCTTTGTAATGTTGATCTTTGCGATTTTCGGAATGTTGTTAATTGGCATCTGGTATCAAGC